CCACGCTCGGGCCGCAAGTGTGCGACTGGATCGAAGCCGAGCTGTGTTTCGGCCCTGGCGACCTGCGCGGCCAGCCGGCGCGCATCGATGACGAGGTCCGCGCGCTGATCTACCGGATGTATGAAGTGTTCCCGCCGGCGCACGAGCAGGCCGGCCGGCGCCGGTTCAAACGAGCGGCTATCTCGAAGGCCAAGGGCACTGCGAAGACAGAGCTGTCCGCCTGGATCGCCGCGTGCGAGCTCCACCATGCCGCGCCGGTGCGGTGCATCGGGTGGAAGAAAGGCAAGCCGATTGGCGGGCCGGTCACCGATCCGTTCATCGTCTTTGTGGCGTACACCGAGGAACAGAGCGACGAGCTCGCCTACAGTGCGCTGAAAGTCATTCTCGAGGAAAGCGCGGTCGGGAAGGATTTCGACATAGGCCTGGAGCGCATCATCAGGAAGGACGGCGCCGGCAAAGCGGTCTCGCTGTCATCGTCGCCCAACTCACGCGACGGCGCACGGACCACGTTCACCGTGCTTGACGAAACACACCGCTGGACCCTGCCGCGGCTAAAACAGGCGTATCAGGTGATGATGGCGAACCTGCCCAAGCGCCGGCTCGCGGATTCGTGGGCGCTGGAGATCACCACGGCGCCGGAGCCGGGCGGCGGCTCGATCGCGGAATCGACGATGGAGTACGGGCAAGCCATCGCCGACGGATTGACCGCGGACACTGCACTGTTCTTTTTCCACCGGCAAGCCGGCGACGAGCACGATCTGACGACCAAGGAGGGCGCGCGCGCGGCGGTGATTGAGGCGTCGGGCCCCGCCGCGGCTTGGCGTGACATCGACGCGATCGTGCAACTCTGGGCGGACCCCAGAACCGACCGCGCGTACTGGGAGCGCGTCTACTGCAACCGTCTCGTGAAGGGCGGATCGCAAGCCTTTGACGTCGAGCGATGGAAGACGCTGGCGAAACCCAACACCGTCACACCCGGCGCGCTCATCACGGTCGGGTTCGACGGCGCGCAGTTCTTCGACTCGACGGGCATCGTGTGTACCGACGTCGAGAGTGGCTACCAGTGGAAGGCGGGCGTCTGGGAGCGGCCGACGTCGCTGCGCCCCGATCAACCGTGGCAAGTCCCCGCCGAAGAGGTCGACGCCACCATGCACGCGCTGTTCAGCACCTACACGGTCTGGCGGCTCTATGCCGATCCGCCGCACTGGCAATCGTGGATCGCGCAGTGGCGGGGTGAGTGGGGCGAAGAGTGCGTGATCGAATGGTGGACGAACCGCGATCGACAAATGACCGTCGCGCTGGAGGGTTTCACGACGGCAATCACCGAAGGGACGATCTCGCACGATGGCGATCCAGATGTCTCGCGGCATCTTGGCAACTCGCGCAAGCGGGAACTGCCGCGTGTCGACGACGCGGGTAAGAAACTCTACGTGATTCAGAAAGAGCGGCCGGATTCCCCGCACAAGATCGACCTCGCGATGGCGAGTGTTCTGAGTTGGGAAGCGCGCACCGATGCGATTGCATCAGGTGTGGAGACGGGACCGGCGCCGGATCCCATTCTGGTGACGGCGTGAAGTATCCGCCGCTCGATGAGGGCGAATGGGTCCGGCCGCGGATGAAGGGCTGGCTCGCGGCCTGCTGTGACTGCGGCCTGGTGCACGAGTTCAGATTCAGTATTCGCAAAGGCCGACTGTGGCTGACGGCGTCGCGCGACAACCGGAAGACGGCCGCGCATCGACGCCAACGGAAGAAGCGCGGAGAGACCCTACCGCGATGAAAATCCTGCCGCCCACGGTGACTGTTCGACAGCGACGCCGACCGGGGCGCCCTCCCGTGGATGATCGCGATGAATCCGTGCAGGTTTGCGTGACGCTCCCCGCCAAGAAATACGACGAACTCGACGAGCGCGCGCGGAGCGAGGGCGCGAGCGTGCCGGCGATCATCCGTCGAGATCTCGGGATCAAGTCGGAATAAACATCTAACAAATAGCTTTTCGCGGCAAAGCACTTCACGCTATCGGCGGTGCTGAGCCTCCAACTAACCGCGGTGGATGCCCGTGTGGCGCGTTAGCCATGCGCTTTGGCTGGCTGTTCTGGTGGCGACCGCCGGCCATGCTCAGGCGGGTCATCGTCAACCTGAAGCACGATCCCACGTCGGCCATTCAGGGCGCGCTGTGGTCGTCGCGCGGAGCGTGGTTGACGTTCCGCGACTGCTCCGGGCTGAAGGCAGGACAGAACGCCACGCCGATCGATGGCGACGTCCTGATTCATCGGGACAACATCGCGTTTCTCCAGGTGCTGCCGTGATCGTCCAGTCCTTCGGGGCACTGCAGGCGATGGTCGATCCGGCGCCGAACTGGCACGGGTCAAGCGGCGGATCGCTGAACCTCTACGGCCTCAGCGCCAGCTACGCGAAGATTTACGAGACGCAACCCAACGTCCGCATCTGCGTCGACTTCCTCGCGCGGAACATTGCGCAACTTGGCCTGCCGGTCTACCGGCGGATCTCCGACACCGATCGCGTGCGGCTGAGCGATCACGATCTCTATCACTGGCTGTCCAAGCCCAACCCCGCGACGACGCGGTATCGCCTCATCGAGGACCTGATGACGGACCTCGGGATCTACTTCCGGGCGTACTGGCTGAAGGTGCGGTATCAGCGCGAAGACGGCCGCGACGCGATCGGTTTGGTGCGTCTGCCTCCGGACGAGATGACGGTCGAGGGAACGCTCATCCCGACCAAGTTTATCTGGACGGTGAACGGCAAAGAAAAGCCCTTTGCGCCCTCCGAGATCGTGCACTTCAGCGGCTACAAGCTCGGGATCTCTCCGCTCGAAACGCTACGGCGCATCCTCGCGGAGGAATCGGCCGCCGGCGAATACCGCGAGTCGCTCTGGTCGCACGGCGCGAAGCACGAGGGCATTTGGGAGCGGGACAAAGACGCCCCGAATCACACGCCGTCGCAACTCAAAGACTGGCGCGAGCAGTGGCAGGCCTTCGCGAGCAGCTCGAAGGCGGGTCAGACGGCCGTCGGCGAAAAGGGCTGGAAGTACACCCCCACGTCATTCAGCGCGAAGGACTCCGAGTACATCCAGGGTGGGAAGCTCCGGCGCGAAGTCTGCGCCGCGGCGTACCACATTCCGCAGCCGATGGTCGGCATCCTCGAACACGCGACGTTCAGCAACATCGAGCACCAGCACAAGCATCTCTATCAGGACACGCTCGGGCCGTGGAACGAGATGATTACGCAGGAGATCGAGCGCCAGTTGCTCATCGAATGCGAGGACCAGAACAAGGTCTATATCGAGTTCAACATCGACGCGAAGCTGGCCGGCACACCGCAAGAGCGCGCGGCGTCTATCCAGTTGTCCACGGGTCGCCCGTGGCGCACGGTGAACGAAGCGCGTGCGCTGGAGAACCTGCCCCGGATCGACGATCCCGAGCTGGACACGGTTGCCCCTCAACAGGGTGGGCCTGCGACGAACACGGACGCCACACCGGATAACCAGCCGGCCACTGACGAGGACGCCATCGACTCGGCAGCCGTGGCGACCGTCCTTCAGGCGTCGCAGGCCCGCCAACGCTCGAAGCTGGAGAAGGTCGACGAGGACAGTCGCGCTGAGGCGTTCCGTGCGGACCTGTCGCGGTGGAATCGTGAGCTCGCCGACGACTTGCGCCCGCTGATCGGCCACGACGCCGAGCGCGTGAGCCGCGAAACCAACGCGCGCACACTCGCGCAGCTCGAGGATGACGCCCATGCGTAGCGGCTACGAGCACGTCCTCAGCTTCGCGGTCGATCATCCGTGGGCCATCACACGGCCGATGCTCCAGGTCGTCGCGGGCATTCTCGCGCGGCGCGTCGCCGGCCTGGACTCAGATCGCGCCGAGATTGACGCGGCGCTCGTGAACCGCAAGAACCTCCCGCAACCTCGCTCCGGCAGCGTCGCGATTATCCCCGTGCACGGCGTCATTGCCCCGCGCATGAACCTGTTTTCTGAGATGAGCGGCGGCACGACCTTCGAGAAGCTCACCGGCCAGTTGCGCGAGGCGATGGGCAACAAAGCGGTTCGCACGGTGGCGCTCGACATCGATTCGCCGGGGGGGAACGTGGCGGGCGCCACTGAGTTTGCGCGCGAGCTGCTGAAGGCGCGGACGAAAAAGCCGATCATCGCGCAAATCCAGTACACGGGCGCATCGGCGGCCTACTGGCTGGCGTCGTGCTGCACGGAAGTCATCGCGGCACCCTCGGCCAAGGTCGGATCGATCGGCGTCTACACGTCACACGACGACATCAGCGAGGCGCTCAAAACGCTCGGCGTCAAGCGGACGTATCTGTCAGCGGGCGACGGGAAGATCGACGGCAACGAAGCCGAACCCCTGAGCGAATCCGCCCGCGCGCGCATGGACGCGATGGTCGGCGAAGCCTTCGCGCATTTCGTGGGTGACGTCGTGAAGGGCCGCGGCGCGGGCATGACCGCCGACCGCGTGAAGAAAGAGTGGAAAGCCCACATCTACGGCGCCGACGAAGCGAAGTCGCTCGGCATGATCGACGGCATCGCCACCCTCGACGAAACCATTCAGCGCGTTCTCTCGGCCTCTCCGGATGCCGACGATCAACGCGCGGCGCTCGATTTCCAATCGTTTGAGGCCACCCCGCAGGAGCCACAAGCCACCGGGCAGGAGCTGACGACGATGCTCGCCCTCCAGCGTCAAGTGCTGGAGCTCCAACTGTGACGGACTGACGAGAGACACATTTATGAACATTGCCGCAATGGATCGCGACCTCCTGAAAATCTCAGGCGAAGCCGCGACGCTGCTCGAATCGACGATGAAGGCGTGCCAAGCACACGAAGAGAAGGACGCGGCCGGCAAGGTCGTCGCCACCGGCCGCCTGATGACCGACGACGAGAAGAAGGCCATTCAGGCCAAGATCGACGAGGGCAACGCCCTGAAGGCTCGCATCGACCGCGCCAAGGGTGACGAGTCGATGTCCGCCGAGATCGAGCGGCTCACGGCCGGAATGACGAAGTCGAACGGCAACAACGGCAACGGCCAGCCCACGCGCGAGACACGCTCACTCGGTCAGCAGTACGTCGAGTCGGACGACTTCAAGTTTGCGCGCACCAAGGCGACCGCCCGCGCGACCAACTGGGCAAGCAATGGCGTTGAGCTGTTCGCGACCACGCTCGACACGGGCAGTGGATCGGGCGAGAGCCTGCTCGTCACCGACTACCGTCCGGGCATCGTGGAGCTGATGTTCAAGCCGCTGACCGTGGCCGACCTCCTCGCCAAGGGCACGACCGACAGCAACTCGATCACGTACATGAAGGAAACGTCCTTCACCAACGCGGCCGATTCGGTTGCGGAAGGCGCGCCGAAGCCGGAAAGCACGCTCGTGTTCGAGCAGGTCACCGACCTCGTGCGGAAGATCGCGCATTGGCTGCCGGTCACCGACGAAATGCTCGAAGACGTGTCGCAGATTCGCAGCTACATCGACGCGCGGCTGAGACTCGGGCTCGACATCGCCGAAGAGGATCAGCTGCTCAACGGCAGCGGCACGGCGCCCGACATCCAGGGACTGCTGAACCGCTCCGGGCTGACCACGGCCACCGTCCGATCGGGCAGTGTCACCAACGCCGATGCGATCTTCACGGCGATGATGGCCGTGTTCAATGCGTCGTTCGTGATGCCGACCGGCACCGTGATGAACCCGGCCAACTGGCAGACCACGCAGCTGTCGAAGGACGGCAACGGCAATTACTACGGCGCGGGTCCGTTCGCGGGTCCGCAGCCGGCCACATTGTGGGGCCTGCCGGTGTCGGTGACGCCGTCGATCGTCGCCAACACCGCATTCACGGGCGCGTTCAACTCGGCGGCGCAGGTGTTCCGCAAGGGCGGCGTGCGTCTCGAAGCGAGCAATTCACACAGCGACTTCTTTGTGCGGAACCTCACGGCGATCCGCGCCGAGGAACGGCTGGCGCTGGCGGTCTACCGTCCGGCGGCGTTCTCGAAGATCACGTCGCTCACGTAAATCGAACCGTGCTGAGTCTGGCGCGCTGGCATGACGCTGGCGCGCTCGACAGCCCAACGGGAGAATCACAATGTCCTACGCTCCTCTGGTTTACAAGACAAACGGCGGCGACAAGCTGGTTGTGGCCAGCGGTGGGAACATCACGGCCGACAGCGGCGCAGTGGTCGACCTGTCCGGCGCGACGCTGACACTCCCAACGAATCTCGCGCGCGGGTTCATCCCGATCGACATCTTTTCGAATCGGCTCCTGTCGTCGAACGCGTTCCTGAACACGATCGAGGCGGGCACGGCCGACGGCAACACCGCGCCGTCGCTGGCGCGCGTGAACGGCGCCACCGACAAGGCCGCCCGGATCGTGATGGCGGCGAACACGACGGATGAAATCCAGTTCCATCCGATCCCGCTGCCGCCCGACCTGGACGATGCCGCGCCGATGACGGTGCACCTGCTGGCCGGCAAGGGCACGAACACCGACACGACCAACGTGATCGACGTGCAGGCGTTCTTTGGCCTGGGCGACACCGAGTGCGGTGGCAACACCGCCGCGATGAACGCCACCGCCGTGACCGAATACTCGGTCACGCTGGCCGCCGCCGACGTGCCGGCGCATCCGAACGTCCTGAACATCTCGCTCGTGCCTGGCGCGCACGCCAACGACGCGATTCACATCTACGCGGCCTGGGTCGAATACAACCGGAAGACGGCGTAAGACCATGCACATCGACCGCGAGATCCTGACGCTGACCGTGAACGCCTCCGGGGCGGCGACGGTCTACAGCGGGCGCGTCACTGGGCGCGTGCTCCAGTTGCGGTATGTGCCCGATGCAACAGATCCGCTCGACACTGGGGCGGATCTGACGATCACCGGCGAGGACACGGGCGTGGCGATCGCGACGATCACCAACATCGGCACCGCGGCGCTGACGTGGGTCATTCGGCAATCGACCTACCCGGTCGCGAACACGGCGCAGGGCACGGCGGCGCTCTATGCCGCGACCTTCCCCGTGCTCGAACCGGTCTATCTCGCTGGCGAGCGGATCAAATGCGTCGTCGCCAATGGCGGCGTCTCGATGACCGGACAGCTTCACATCTTCATCGGATAACAGGAGAGGGCACATGGCAGTCACGCAGACGGTTTACGTTCACAACAAGCGGGTGCGCGTCACGCTCGCCCAGATCAACGCTGGCTTCGAGCTGCTGGCGGCGCTCTCGGGCTACGCCTACCGGCTGATCGGCTGGAACTTCACCGCGATCGGCGGTGCCGCGGCGACAGCCACCTCGATCGACCTGATCGGCACGCGCGGCGCGGTCGAAGTGCGTCCGGCCGTCGTGGCGGTGTCGGCCCTCGCCGAGAACACCCGGATCGTCGACAGTCACACCAACTCCGTGATTCTCGCCGCCGGTGCCAGCTTCACGCCACTCGACGCCAATACGGCGCTCACGATCTGCACCCAGGCGGCGAGCGAGGGCAACCTCGCGACGCTCACGCACCTCGACGTCGTGCTGACCTACGCGCTTGAATCGGCGTAATCGCCAACGAAGCGTCATCTCGGAAAGAGCCATCGGAGGAGCCATCATGCCGACCACGTTTCGCGAAGGGAAAGTGATTCACCACGACGGCCCGCTGCCGCCCGAGGAGCCGCCCGTCGAGGCACCGCCGCCGGAACAGCCGCCAGCGGAACCTGCGGCCGAACCGACACCCGAACCGGCGCCGGTCGAAGAGGCGGAACAGGAAGCGGGCGCGAAGCCAGCCGCGAAGACGAAGGCGGCCAAGAAGGCGAAGACGGCCAAGAAGGCAGCCACGCGCCGATGAGTCTCGCGCGCACGAGCCCTGGCCCCTGTCCGATCTGCGGCGCGGCACACACCGCCTGCACGACGAGCAGTGGGCCGATCACGATGACGATGCTGCCGGCGCGCGATGCCGTGTCGGCAGACCTCGCCGCGGTACCGCTCGTGGCGGAAGTCGTCCAGGCCACGCTGAAGCCGGGCGAGTTTACGACCGCTACCTATCGCGGTGAGAAGAAACGGAAATAAGCCATGCCGGACACCATCACGCTCTACGGCATCGGCGTTTGGTTCTGCGTCGGCTTTTTCACCGGCGCGGGTTGGGCGCTGGGCGCCTGGCTGATCGGGCGCGTGACCCGCTAATGCAGTTTGTCCAGCCCGCGTTCTGGAGTACGCCGCGCGGCTACGTTGCGCCGCGATGGACGCCGGTGCTTGTGACCCCGGCCATCACGATCGTCTCGTCCTCCGTCGCGAACCCAACCGTGTTGACCACGTTGACGCCTCACGGGTTGGCGACCGGCGACACTGTGACAGTCGCCGACCACACCGGATCGACGCCTGCGGTCGACGGGGCGCTCGTGGCGACGGTCCTAACACCCACGACGCTGAGCGTGCCTGTGAACGTGTCGGTTGCCGGCTCGGGCGGCACCGTGACGCGCACGACGGCCGCGCCGGTGATGACGGTGGCGCAAGCGAAACTCCACGCACGGATCGATTCGTCACACACCGTCGAGGATGTTCCGGTCGCCAACTGGGTGCGCGCGGCGACGCTGCAGGTCGAGGAAGACACCGGCATCAAATTACTGCCGCAGACCTACGACCTCGTCGGCGAGTCGTTCCCGACGTACGGCGGCCCGATTGTGCTGCCGTTCGGGCCGCTGCTCGCGGTGACGCACATCAAGACGACGGATACCGCCGGCGTCCTGCAGACCATGACGGCCGCGGACTACGTGGCGGACGTAACGAGCCGGACCGGACGGATTGGCTTGGCGGATGCCGCGGTCTGGCCGACGGATATGCGCGTGTTCCAGCCGATCGCGCTCCGCGTCATTGTGGGGCACGCCTCGATCGCGCTGGTGCCCGAGACGCTCTTGCAGGCGGTGCGCCTGGCGGTGAGCTGGCACTCAATGAACCGTGAGCCGACCGCGATGGAGCGGGAGTCCTACGAGTGGATCGTGGGGCCGCACCGCCCAGTGTGTGTCGCGTGAAGCAGAAGCCTGTCCCGGCCGGCGACCTCGATCAGCGCGTGATCATCCAGGCGCGTACAGACGCGTCCAGTGATGGGGTGGGCGGCGGTCCGGTCGATTGGCAGGACGCCGACGAGCGCTGGGCCAAAGTCGAACCCCTGAGCGGGAGCGAGCGGATTCAAGCCGCGGCGATGACCGCCACGGTGAGTCATCGCGTGACGATGCGCGCGCCCCTGATGGTGTCGGGCTGGGATGAAGCCTTTCAGGAGGATGCGTTCCAAGCGGACGCCTTCGAGATTGGGAGCGACCTCTCGGCGGCGATGCGGCTGTCGTGGAAGAACCGCATTCTGGAAGTGAACGCGATCATCGAGTCGCCCGAGATGCGCGGATTTCTCGTGCTGGACTGCTCACAGGTGCAACTGTAAATGGCTGGCGTCGTTCATTCGTTCTCGAATCCAAAGGCCGACGGTGTAGACACGACGGTCGTCCGCCCGTCGGACTGGAACGACGAGCACGTCTACTCGGGCGGGAACCTTGGCGCCTTGCTCTACGTTGGCGCGTCCGATGTCATCCTCGCGCTGAACTCGTCGATCGGGATTCCGTACTTCTCGGGCACGGCGGCGGTGCCGACGGTGCTGACGCTCGGCTCTGGCTTGTCGGTCGCAGGCGGGGCGCTCACGGCGTCGGGCGCTGTGGCTGGCTCTGATACGCAGGTCCAATTCAACGACGCCGGGGCGATGGCCGGCGATGCGGGGCTGACCTACAACAAAACCACGGACACGCTGACGGCGGGCATCTTCAGCGGCTCTGGTGCGTCGCTGACCTCGATTCCGTTCTCGGCGCTCAGCGACAACGCGAATATCGCGCGCCTTGATCAGGCTGAAACCGTGGCGAGTGCGTGGACGTTCAGCAGTCAGATCAAAGCGGCGGATGGTACGGCGGCGGCGCCAGGGATCGCCTTTGCGGCACAGGCCGATTTTGGGTGGTTTCGCGCCGGCTCCTATGCGATGGCTACGGGTATTGCGGGCGGCGCACAGCACGCGGTACGCAACTCTGAAGGCTTCATCGTTAATACCGGCAACGGCTTTGGGTGGGTGTCAAGCTCGAATGCCGGCACCGGCACCATCGACACGCGCCTGGCTCGTGCGGCGGCGGGGATCTGCGCGGTCACAAGTGCGTTTCAGTTCACCGAGACCACGGACTTCGCGGCCCCGGCGGCGACCAAAGCCACGCTCTACGCGCGACAGACCGGCGGCAAGACGGAGTTGGTGGTGCGGTTTGCGACGGGGACGATTCAGCAAGTGGCAATCGAACCGTAAGGAAGCAGGAACGCAATGGCCGCAGGCGATCGCAAAGTGAAGATTCAGGAGATCGTGATCGCGCGCGCAAATCCCGTGCGGTATGAGGCGCATTGGCAGCTGCATATCGAGAACAGGGTCGGCGTGGATGTCTACGCGCGGGGCGGGACGACGGTCGGCACCTTCGGGAATGCAGCGACATGGCGCGCGATGACGGGATCGCAAATGGAAACGCAAGTGAATGCGGACGTGGCAGCGGATGCGCTGACGCCCGCGCGCGACAGTGTGACGTAGATGAACGAGTTTCAAAACAAAGTCGCGAATCGGCACTACGAGATCCTGAAGCGTGAGGTGTCGAGCCTGTCGTTGCAGTTGACGCACGTCATGGCCGAGCGTGACGTGATCGCGGCCGAGAAGGACGCAGCAATCGCGACCCTGAACGCCGAGATCGCCGCACTCAAAGCCCCGACGTCTGGCGAGGGCGGCGCGTAATGCCGATCCGTGGGGTACGACTCGACGGCGTCAAAGAGTGCATCGCCTCCTTTAAGGCGCTGGAGCCGACGGCGAAGTACGAGCTTGGCGTCGCGACGCGCTCCACGATGGCGGCGATCGTCGCGGGCGCACGTCAGCGCGTGCGCGTGCGATTCGGCATCCTGCGCGATCACATCGATTACAGCTACAACAAGAAGACGGGGCAGGGCCGTGTCGGCGTGCGCAGCGCGAAGATCTTCGTGTCTCGTAAAGACGCCTCGCACACCGCGCTGAAGTCGATCT